CCGCGTGCATAACTTGTTGTAAACAGGGGTTGGTTTGCAAATGATCACCTAATTGCAAATCTTCTAAGTCTTGAACTATAGATGTGTAATCCATATTTGAATAACGGGCTGCTAAACTATTAGCATCCACACTCCATAATGAATAATCCACATCACTATCTACTATAACATAAGTAGGTTTCAAGACACCTGCAGAACTGGAAAACCTAGTTCGCAAAGCTGTTAAAATAGGAGATGCTGGTTCATTCTTATAACCTTTAATAACTGCACCGAGAAAACAATTAAATCTTTCTTGGTAAGTCATACGGTGAAAAGTCGCATTGTCTAAGGATAGCTGTATAGCTTGCATATCCTCAGACAATTGCCCAAAACCTTTTATAATACTACCAATGTTTCGCACTGGTAGCATCCTCTCCTCCCCTGTCACAGTATGCTTGCACAACATAGGAGAAATCTTTAAAAATTGAAATCGGGATGGTTCTAAAACTCCATCCACCTCTATGCTGGCTACTGTAACTTTGTGCCCAACCATGCGGGCACCATTTACCACCGCTCTCTCTATATCTGAAGCGTGTGATGGTCGACTATCGCTTAATTGACGTGCTGTGGAAACGGCAATCAAAATAGAAGCGACATGATTTAAACAGGTTGTCAACACTGTACCTGACCCTTCGAATGCTGTTGGTAATATCATATCGAAGGATAAGTTCTTGTCCATGGGGTGTTGTACCTTCATAGGCTTACAACATTGTTCTACCAATAAAGTGGCAAAATGAGCATCGATGTTGGACATCAACGATGCTACGAGGAAGAATATAGGTGGGCCATTTGATGAATCGCATGATGATATGTCAACATTGTAACCAAATGGTACATTGTTGACAATACCAGAATAACAGCTGTCATCAGAATAAATAGCAACGCATAAAAAGTTTCCTTTATGTTGTCTAGCCCCAACCAAGGCATCAAATAACTTAATTAATTCTGACGTCTTAGGTTTGGCGTAAACTATGATCAGCAATTCAATATCCCCAATAGTGAAATAATGCCAACCATTAATGCGCTCCTTAAAAACCACTGCTAATCCAGGAGCACAGAGCACTCCAGCTCCATAACTCACAAAAGCGCGTGGCATTTTGCCTCCATTTTTGGCTATTTCATCTTTAACGTTAACGGCAACGCTAGAAACTAAACAACCTGTACCATCCAACACTGTACCAGCAACCATTTTAAGTCTTTCCAACTTCTTAACATGTGGTTCTTCTGCGTACTGTGTTCTCCATAACAAGGGTAGTTGACAATGCATAAACATAGTGTAAGCTGCAACTTTGCAACTGCTCAATGTGTTGTGTGCCATGTCGACAACATACTCTTGTATCGTAGGTTTCATAAGTTTGTGTAAATAATCCATAACTGTCAATATGTCACAATACCTATGTTTTGCATCTTTGGCAACAGCCAGCAATGCATCTTGATCTAAAT